TTATAATTCTGGTTATTGTACTTATTATTGTGATGAATAACGACAAGGAACTATAAGCGTCGGAATCCTCGGAATCTTTAGGTGATTGCGAGGACGCAGATTTTCTTTGTCTTTATTTTATTGGTGGTCTTCTATGAAATCGTTTAACTGACTAAACAAGGAAGATAAATCACAAGTATTAATTTCATATACTTTTTCATCATCTTCATATTTGTCATTATAATCTTCAATCAACTCGGTCATTTCTGTTTCAAGTTTATCTATTTTATTTCTAACTTTAGCAGTCATTAGTTCATAGTCTTTTTCAGCAGGCGTATCATCAAACGAACACATAGGTAAGACTTCTATTGTATTCAAAGGTTGGTCTTTTAAATACTCTAATAACTCTTCATGTGTTATTGTTTGGTCTTGGTTAAATTGTGATAGGCCGGGTTCAATTACAGTATATTCTTTACTGATTATGAAATCAGATGGTAATACTTGTTGAACAGTAGTAAGTTTTGTCATTGTTTTTCCTTTCATTTATGCGTCCATCCTATACCATTGGACAGAAAAGTCAAGAAATATTTGGCTGGAAGCCAGTGAAATCGGCGTGCTCTTATTTCACTAATACCTGGTACCCTTTTTATACTTGCTATTCCACAAATAGATATAGTGACCCCTCCGTGTATAGCGAATCGTCAAGGGTTTCCAGCGGTCGTGTAATCTTAATGTTTTAATATAAGCAATACAATACTCTGGTTCCCAATCTACTATTCTGATTCGGTATGGTGATTTGCTGTATAAGGCTTTTTGACAATAGACTATGAAATCTACATCAGCAAAGCAGTGACTCTGATGGCTTGATTCTATGATGATTTTATTTTTAGATGGAACAATTCAGTTCATATAATATTGACCTTCTAAAGTTATATTTATATCACATAATAGCACCCATGTCAACCTTGACATAATATTATAAATAGTGTAGGATAAATGAGGAATTAATAATGTTTGAAAAACACGCCTATAATAAAAAGTTTTCATTAGGTCATTGGGATGGTTGTGTGGATGATAATATCTATTTACAATGTCTTGAAAATTCTAGTGAACAATACAGAAACGAAATATATGATATTTACTTTGGTGCAACATTTAAAAATGATGATGTACAATATGGCAATTGCATGGGATTGGATTGTTCAGAAGGTGCTTATAAAAACTTATTAAAGATACAAGAGAAGTATGGTATTCCTATTTCATTAACCTTTAATGATATGAATCGACCAGTTGAACTTTTGGATCATTGGAAAGATTTTGTTAAGGCAGTTAAGAAATATTATGATGATGGTGTCCGTAGTTGTACTATTAGTCATACCCATTTAATGAGAATTGGTGAATTGCAATCGGCGTTTCCTGATATGAATTGGAAAAACACCGTTAATCATAGAATTACAGCTACACAAAGTTTTGTTGATTATGTTAAACTCGGTTATACGACTGTCCAATTGGATAGAGATTTTAATAGAAATTTACCAGAGTTAAAAAGAGTTAAGAAAGAAGCGGATAGATTAGGTGTTAGGACTTGTCTTTTAGTCCGAGAAGGTTGTATGCCAGAATGTCCCTTTAAAATGGAACACGATTGTTGGCAAAGTGGTGCATTGAAAGACGCAGATGTTAATAAAAAGGGTTTACCTAAACATTTTAATTATTGGGGTAAGGTTAATTTTACTTGTTCTCAATGGAGAAAATCAGAAGATTTACTAGACCTTGCAGAAGTTAGTCCAAGCCGGAGTCCAAGATTAGGTACAGATGTAACCGTCCACGATAAGAATGATTGGGACGACTTTGCAATGAATTGTGATATATTTAAAATTTCAGGAAGACTAACGACTCGTCCTCCTCACTTACAAGATGATATAGAAAAGAAATTTATTTATGGACTTGAAATTTTCAATAAAGAAGGTGCCGCTTCCGCTGTACCACCTGGTGGTGAAATGGTCATTCAAAGTCATAGTATTACAACAGCAAGACAGGCATTGGTCGTAGATAGTTTTAAAGAGATATATGAAAATAATTTGACACCAGTACATAAATGGTTAGAAGGTCATGCTTTACCTAAAAATAAACCAGTTATTACCAATATTGATAGTATTAAACAATCATTACAAAATCATTTTTGGAACAAACCTAAAGCAATTACTTTACAGAAACTTTTAAAGAGCTGTAGAAACCAATGTTATAAATGTCATAAGTGTGATGAACTCTTTAACAAAAATAAAGAGTTAGAATCTATTTTGGATTTATAATAAGATTTTTTACAAATAGCTTAGTTTATCTTATATATAATAATGTAAGATATAAACGAATCCCACACGCTCATTAATATTTAGTCACATATGGGCGTGTGAGGAGAATAATATTGGAAAAGAAAATGAAATATTTACTTATTACATTATTCTTTATTATGCAATTGTGTATGCCCACACAAGCTGATGATTTGACAGGCACAGATTTTATTAAAAGACTTGAAGTTTTGGAAAAGAAACAAAAGGACTTTATTGGTCCTGATATTCCAGACGGATTTTTCGTTAACGGTAATGTAGAAGCTTATTATGACGACCGGACTTATGATGATAGTTGGGATTCAAGAACTGAATTAACAGTAGGTATAGAAACTACTTTAGATAATGATTATTGGATAGGAGGTTCTACAAAATGGGATTCTCACTATTCATTAAATACAGCATTAAATAATACACTTGTAGAAAAGCAAATTGGTTTTGGTAATGATACATGTAGAGTATTCCTAGGAGAAACAGACGCACAAAGATTAGGTTTCGCAAAGACACCTAAAATATCAGCGCCTTTAATTTACACACAATCTAATTTTAGAATAGATCATAATGAAAAATCGGTACTAGCGTGTGGTGGTTATAAATGGGATAATCAATTTAAGTTTGATACACATAGACTTAAAAGAGAAATGCCTTATGCAATAAATGTAGGTTATGATAGAAAACAAGATACTACTTATACTACAGCAACTTACAATTTAGGTTTAGTAGAATTATCCTATATGAGGATTAGTTCACCAAAAGAAGCACCAGGTTATTCTGTTGACAAAGTACAGGAAGGTTATGCAGTTGGTGGTGCTTTACATCATTTAGGCATACCATTAGTTTGGGGTGTTGAAATGTGGGACGATAAAGATACTGGACTTGCAGAAGATGATAGGTGGGATATTGGAGGACTTTATTCTTTAAATGACAATATGTATGTTACCGCTCATAGGACAATCAATGATGACCTAGGTTATTCAGGTAATTATTACGGTTTAGTTTATAATGTTTATACTGATACAAATGTCCGTAAGAGAGCAGACCAAAGAGATGGATTAGAATTTGGACTTTATCTACACGATAAGGAACAAACTAGCGTCTATACAGGTGCTCACACGGATTATGGGAACCAAATTATTGGTTCAATAAGGTGGAAGTTCTAAATATAATAGTTAGTAAATGAAATGAATAAAATAAAGAAATTATTATGGATGACTTTAGGGTTTATCTGTTTAGGTTGCGCTTATATAGGTGTGATCACACCAGGTATACCCTTTAGTATCTTTTTAGTAATTGCTGCTTTTAGTTTTGCAAAATCAAATAGGAAAATGCATGATTGGATAATGAACCATAAAATGTTTGGTCCTTTTCTTCGTAATTGGGGAACATATAGAATATTCCCACAAAAAGCAAAATATCTAATGATAATAACTATGTTATCTACACTAGTGATAATGTATATTGCAACAGGTAATTTAAATGCACTAATGTGGTCTTCCGCAGTTATGGCACTCGTAGCTATATGGGCATGGAAATATCCTTCAACAAAAAAAATACATGATACTAGAAAAAAAGAAGGAAAACGAATAGCCTGGATTAAATAAATAGTATTATTATGTTAAAACTGTTTATATATTTTTGGATCTTAATGATATTAATAGCAATCGGTTTAGGATATTATCACAATAATTTGGTTTGGTATGGATAATTTTTATTTGTTTTTATTAATATATGCTTTGAGTAATGGCTTTACAATGTCAAGGCATTACTGCTCCTATTTAAGAAACTTACGAGAAAAAATTATTGAAAAGATAACCTATGGTTGGTGGATTGCCATACATATTGTTGTAGATATAGGAAGTATTATTGGTATGATGATTTGGTATAACAATGATAAACACTTTTGGGTTGTTGTAGCAGGTCTTGTTTTTATGATTTTATGGTACATACCATTGTATTTAAAAAAAAGAAAAAATGATAACAATATTAGCAAACGCACATAAAAGATTTAATGAATTAACACAAAAAAACAGAAAAGTCTTTGTTAGACTATCTGTTAAAGGTGGTGGATGTGCTGGTTTTAATTATGATTGGTCTTTTGAAAATGAAAAGGGTCCAGATGATGTTTTAGTAGATGGAATATTGTTAATTGATAAAATGTACGAATTATATGTAATAGGTATGGAATTGGATTATACTTATGACGATTTTGAGAGTGCTTTTGTGTTTAATAATCCAAAAGCAACTTCTTCGTGCGGTTGTGGCACATCATTTTCAATTTAATCACAAAAATTTCACATAAATAGTAAAAAGTGAGGAAAATAATGGCGAAATTTAGAAAATTTAAGTTTTTGAAAGATGGAATTATAGTTGAAGAGATAGAATCTAGTTCATTTAAGAAAGCAGTTAAGTCTTTTCAAAATAAAGTTAAGGAAAAGTTGGTTTTTGTTGAATGGATTAGTAAAAGAGGCAAAGAAATGACTAAATTGCAAAAATTGCCGTTAGGTCGTCAAAAAAAGATAGGTAAATAATGTCATATTGCAATAATTGTGGTCGTACAAGTCATTGTGGAGAAATTTTAAGTGAAAATGCTGAAGATGGATTAACAGGAGAAACATACGAATGGGAAGTTTGCAAATATTGTAGATGTGAAAAATGTACGAAAGGAAATAATGAGTAATATTGATAATTTAGTAGAACAATTAGGAAAATTAACGGTAATAGAAGCAGGTGAACTATCCAAGAAATTGGAAAAAGCTTGGAATCTTAATTTAGATGATTTGCTATCAAAACCTAAACCTGTTGCTGAAGAAAATGAAGAAAGTAATACTGTTGATGTAATATTAACAGGATTTGATAGTGATAAAAAGATTTCTGTTATCAAAGTAGTAAGAGGATTCAAAGATATGGGTTTATTAGAATCAAAAAACTTTGTTGAAGGTTGTATAGAGAAACCTAGTGAGATTAAATCAGATATTGAGAAGTCCGAAGCAGAAAAAATTAAAGCTGAAATAGAAACAGCCGGCGGAAAGGTAGAAATCAAATGATAGAATACTTAAAAGACGCAAAAAAATGGTTAACTGAAACAAAAGTACCAGTTTATGTTCTTATATTATTGGTAGCTATTTGGATATTAGCATAGTATAATGCCAAAGATTAGTAGAGAAACCGATACAACTACAACAGGTCATGCTTGTGTCGGTACTACTACTTTGGACACACCCACACAAAGTCAAGTTTACGCTACTGGCAAATTAATTGCAAGAGTTAGCGATAAAACAGTATCACACCCAGCACCTCCAATACCACCTTGTCCAAACCATGTCGCAAATGTTAATGCTGGTTCGCCAGATGTATATTGTCATGGTTTGAAAGTAGCAAGAATAACTGATAGTACGGATGCTGGAAATTTGATTACAGGTTCAGCAACTGTTTACGCAAACGGCTCATAATCCTTTATAAATATTACCGTTATGGCAATATATGACGCTCAATCGGTAAATAAGACTAGCAGAAGTTCAAGAAAGTTCAAGGATATAGACCTTGACTTTGGCAGAAATCCTATTACCAATGATGTTAATGTAGTAGAAGATGTGATAGCTATTAAGAGAGCTGTTAAAAATCTTATACAAACGAATTTTTACGAAAGGCCTTTTAGACCAGAATTAGGTTGTGGTATTAGAGAATTATTATTTGAAAACTATACACCAATGGTTGGTGTTTTCATAAGAGATAAAATTAAAGAAGTAATTGATAATTTTGAACCTAGAGTATCATTACAAAAAGTAGCTCTTGATGATGACCCCGATAGAAATAGATTGGTGGTTGACCTATACTTTTATATAGTAGGTATGCCAGGTCCTCAACAAGTCACAACATTTTTAGAAAGATTAAGATAAGATGTCTAGTAATAAAATATCAGTATCAGAATTAGATTTTGACCAAATCAAAAACAATTTAAAAACATTTTTACAAAGTCAAACACAATTTCAAGACTATGATTTTGAAGGTTCAGGACTTTCAATATTATTAGATGTGCTATCTTACAATACTCACTATATGGCTTATCTTGCCAATATGGCAACAAATGAATTGTATCTTGATAGTGCTGATATAAGAAAAAATATTGTTTCATTAGCAAAGATGATTGGATATACTCCAACATCTTCAAGAGCACCAAGAGCAGACATAACAATTAAATTAAATAATGCAACAGGTACTTCGGTTACTATGAACAAAGGTACCGTTTTTACATCAACGGTAGATAATTTATCCTATGAATATGTAACCAATGAAGATACAACAATTACACCTGTTGATGGTGTTTATCAATTTGAAAATATTTCAATTTACGAAGGTTCTTTAATAACTTTTAAATATACGGCTGATAGTACAGACATTGACCAAAGATTTGTCATACCAAGTTCTAATGCAGATACTTCAACTTTAAGAATAAAAGTACAAACTAGTGCTTCAGACTCAACACAAACAACTTATTCATTAGCAGGTGGTTATAATGATATTAGTTCAACATCTAAAGTTTATTTCATACAAGAAATTGAAGATAATAAATTTGAAGTTTATTTTGGTGATGGTATAAGTGGTAAAAAATTATCAGATGGTAATATTGTAATAATGGAATATGTGGTTACGAATAAAACAGAATCAAATGGTGCTAGTGTTTTTAGTTTATCAGGAAATATTGGTGGATTTACAAATGTTGCTATAACAACTAATGCAATTTCACAAGGCGGCGCTGAGGGAGAAACAAAAGAGTCAATTAGATTTAATGCACCATTACAATTTGCTGCTCAAGATAGAGCGGTTACGGCAACTGATTATGAAACTAAAGTCCAATCAATTTATCCAAATGCATTATCAGTAAGTGCTTGGGGTGGAGAAGAAGATGAAATACCACAATATGGTGTTGTTAAGATTGCTATTAAGGCTGCTTCAGGTTCAACTTTAACAGAAACAACAAAAGCGGATATTATAACATCATTAAAACCTTATAATGTTGCTTCAGTTAAACCAACAATTGTGGAACCTGAAATAACTTCCATATTATTAACATCTACAATTAAGTATGATTCTAAAGCAACAGGTAAAACTTCTGCTACTATAAAATCAGATGTTATAGATAGTGTAACCTTATATAATACAGATACACTACAAAAGTTTGACGCAATATTCAGACATTCAAAATTAGCAGGTATAATTGATAATACAGATACAAGTATATTGTCAAATATAACTACAATAAAAATTAGAAAAGATTTTTTACCAACATTAGCTTCATCTACAAAATATAATATCTATTTTAGAAATGGATTATATCATCCACATTCTAAACACTTGGAATCTTCAGGTGGGATATTAACTTCAACAGGATTTAAAATTGAAGGTGATTTAGTTAACGAACATTTTTTAGATGATGATGGTCAAGGTAATGTAAGGAGATATAAACTTGTTAGTGGTGTAAAAACTTATGGCAATAATACGCAAGGTACAATTGATTATACAACAGGAGCAATTACATTAAATTCTTTAAACATTGCTTCTGTATCAAATATTAGAGGAGTATCTTCATCTAAAATTGAATTAACGGTAGTTCCAAGTTCAAATGATGTTGTACCTGTAAGAGACCAAATTGTGGAATTAGATATTGCTAATTCTACATTTACGGTTATAGCAGATACTTTTGTCGGAGGTTCTTCTGAAGCAGGAGTGGGTTATACAACAACATCAAGTTATTAATGAACAATGGCAAAATTTAATGATAAAATTTCAACGATATTACATAATCAACTACCCGAGTTTGTAGTTGCTGAACACCCCAAATTTGCCGAATTTTTAAAAGTCTATTATCAATTATTAGAATCAGCAGAATTAAAAGTCACATCAATTCTATCAACCGATGGAATTAAAATTGAATCTGAAACAGGACAAACAACTAATATTATTTTAAACTCATCAAGAATAGATACATCAAGAACATCACTAGACGCTGGTGATAAAATTATTTTAGAGGAATCCACTTATGGAAAATTTACTAGAGGTGAAACAATTATAGGACAATCTTCTGGTGCAACGGCAGTTGTATTAACGGAAGATTTAAAAAATGGTAGATTAATAATTTCATCACAAGATAAATTTGAAGAAAATGAAATTGTTGTTGGTAATGATTCAAATGCTTTTGCAACAATTAATAATTACAGACCAAATCCAGTTCAAAATATTTCCGAGTTAGTTAATTTTAGGGACCCCGATAAAGCTATTGCTCATTTCTTAACACAAATGAGAGATGAATTTTTAATAACATTACCAGAAACATTAAATGCAGGTGTTGATAAAAGAAAATTAATTAAAAATATTAAAACTTTATACAGACGAAAAGGTACAGTAAAGGGACATGAAATATTTTTTAGAATTTTATTTGGTGAAAATTCTGAAACATTATACCCTAGAGAACAATTATTAAAAGCTTCAGATGGACAATTTGATACATTAAAAGTTTTAAGAGTAATTTCTTCTGTAGGTTCTCCTGCTGGTTATGTTGGTAGAACAATTACAGGACAAACTTCTAGGGCAACTGCTATTGTAGAGAATACAACTACATTTCAAATTGGTGCTGATGAAGTTGCAGAATTAATTTTAAATCTTGATTCTATGCAAGGAACTTTTGATATTGGTGAAACAATCCAA